TTGATCAAAATCAACCAATTCGTTATAACTTGGCCAGCGCATTTGTAATGCAATGTTCTCTGTTAGTTGAATTTTTGATTCTAAGCCAGGTGGATTACCAACTTTAATATCATCTAACTTTACTATCACTTCATTTTCAGCATCGCAGTGTCGACAGGCAATTGCAATCTTTGCAGTCTCACCAACTGACTTAGATCTAATTTGTGTAAACAAATACTCAACATCAAATGTTGTTAGGTCAGCTGTGTTAATCTCATCTTGTACACAGGAACCAATCGTATCGACAATAGCAGCAAGAGCTTGTTTTTGATCTTGCGATTCCATAGCCATCATAATATCTTTTCTTCTTTTACAAGGTAAGGTCTATACCTCACTTGTTGCCCAGTAGACGGTACCACCACTTCGTATTTGGGTGCAGCGTTTAGCTTAGGTAAAGCCATTATCTAGTACTCCAATTTCTATAAGAAAGCTGAACATTCAACTCAACCATGCCAGCTTGTTCATTGTTTAAATTAATTGCGTTCATAGTAGTAGGGAACGCGTTTTCAAGGACACAAGTATATATCACCTTACTATCAACATCACCGCTTCTTATATCTAAGCTGAACGGTCCTATATCAAAATCAATAATACTTTTGCCTGATGATCCTTTTTGTATCTGTTGAATTCTTACATCACCTGAATACTCATCTGGATAATTTAATTCATAAGGATTGTCTTGATCAATTACTATATTCATCCAATGTTCAAAATATTCTTTTATTTTATAATCGTTCAGAACCATAAATGTCATAGAAACATCATCTTGTAAAAAACCATATGCTTGTTTTGTAGGTTTCATTCCTACCATACGTTCATTAGTTAGTATCTGTTTTCCAGGAAGAACAACATCTTTACATAACACGTTTAACTCTTCAGTCAGAATATCAAACCCTACAAGTTGAGGAAGAATAACCTGCCACATATTAGTGCGGGCAAAACCTTCTTTAGAAGCAACATATGCTTTGAATGCGTCAATGTTAATCATTAGATCATTTTCCTTGATTCTTTATAGACCATATTTTTATTCTTAGAGAAATCTGCTGTTGGTAAGAATGTAGCAATCTCCCATTCTGGTGGTTGCACGTATGCAAACCTACTTCTAACTTGAGAGTTTAGATAATGTTTAAAACATGGTTTGTAAAATTTTAATCTCGATACTCTTTTTAATGTATTATAACGTATTTGAAATCTTGTACTTTCATCATAAACTTTATTGTTAGTTATGTTCATCATTGCATCTAACATCTTAGCACGAAGTACAGGAGGTAGATAATGCAAGTTCAATCCATAGAACCCACCTTCAGCAGGTCCAACTACTACTGTCAATGGAAATCTATCATAGTATGGTAATGTATCTTTTGTCTTAGGATCATAAAAGAACATATACATGTTACCTACAATACCTTTGTTCCGTAACTCAATTGGTTCATTCTTCATTAATTGATTACGGTTTACTCTTCGCATTGCTGTTGCTTTGCGTCGAAACCAATCCATAGATTCTTTTGTACGTGGAGTGATACCGTTACGAAACGCTTCCATCTCCAGGTTATAAAATAAATTTGACATATCTTTATTTATATGTTATTGCGTTGATCTTTTTTGAAAACAGGGTATAATCTAAGAGCGGCCTTTGCGCTGGGTGGTGGTACGCTTCTTTTTTCTAAATGGTTTCATAGGTTTCAATGGTTCCATTCCTCCTTTACGAGATACTTGTGGAAGTATTCCCATTTTGGTAAGCGTGTTCTCTGTCCATATCTGAAAAGACCAACCTCTATCCTTAGCAAACTCATTAGCAGCTTTCCACTTATTCATATTCTTAACATATGTCAGAGACTCATTAATATATCGTCGAGACTTATCTGGCTTCTTTGGAGGCTCTGTTTCTTTTGCAGGTTTTATTTCAACAAGAATAGTTTTACCATCTTTGAAGACAATTTTTAGATCCATAAAGTATCTGTGGTATCTTTTATCAACATCCCAGAAGTAGGGAATAACAACTTCTTCACTAGACCATTTCTTAACATTAGGATTATTATCGCACCAACTGAAAGCATGTCGTTCCCACATAGAGCGATAAATAACTTTATCTGCATCTCCAGCATACTTGGTTTTGTGTTTTACAATGTACTTTCCAGAATAAGCCATATAAATACTCTTAACTGTTTTTGGTATTTAGGAGGCAATATGCCCAATCTAACTTTCCCGCTTGAGGAACAGAACAAATATCCAGGTCGTATATCTTTTCAAGTCCTAAAGACCACAGGATTTGGAATTGATGTAGGAGATGTTCAGGTTCAGCAAGCACAAAATTCATCTGATAATGCTTCACAGTCACAAATTTCTACAGACGGTAATAGTATCGCACAAAACTTTTTTTCATCTCTTGGAAATGTAGGTGCTTTAGCTAGTGACATATTTGGTGCAAACCTTAGTCAATCTGTTGAAACATTGGGTGAGGTTGTTGAATTGTATTTACCTTCTGGTGTTCAAGTTCAAGATGGTGTGCAATTTGATAACGTAGACTTTGGAATAAGAGGTGCATCTGCATTTACTGGTGCAGAAAATGTCAGTGATGTGGTGGGTAGAGTTATGGATCCGTTTGGAGAGATCAATAGATTAACAGATGCTATGAGAGCTTCTCCTAATAAATCAGAAATGATGAATGCTGCAGCGTCTGCAATTGCTCAAAGAGCAGGAACAGTTACGGGTGCAGTTGTTTCATCTGCATTACAAACAACTACTAATCCAAATACAAGAGCGGTATTTAAACAAGTACCTTTGAGAGAATTTACTTTTTCATTTAAGATGTTGCCACAATCCCAAAAAGAAGCACAAGAGATTGAAAAGATTATTCAATTTTTTAGAGAAGAAATTTATCCTGAAACATATTCTGCACTCGATACACCAGTTGCATATAAATTTCCAAATAAGTTTGTTACGAATATAAGTTATGATGAAAAAGATGTAGGAATAACTATTCTTCCAGCATATCTAAGAAATATGTCTACTACGTATAATGGAACGTCTCAGTCATTTTACAGAGATGGAAGATTTAGTGAAATTGATTTAACTCTAACATTAGTTGAATCACGTACTCTATCTAAACAAGATATTCAGAATGGTGTTGATCAATTTGGTAATACACAAAACGGATTTGGAACTTTTGACTTATTAACAGAACTTGGTAATCTTGCAGAAAATGCCATTCAAAGATTTTTACGAGGTTTAAGATGAGTTATTTTAAAGACTTCCGTCAAACGCCATATAGTTTTGGATCAGGTGAACTTCCTGTTTCATTTACTGATCTGGGTGTCTATGTGGATATTGTTGATCAAATAAAAGATGAGATATCAGCATATAGAATTTATTATATTCAAGAAGGTGATAGAGCTGATGACCTTGCTCATAGACTGTACGAAGATCACACATTGTACTGGACGTTCTTTTTACTTAATGACAATCTAAGAGAATCTGGTTGGCCACTTTCTGAAAAAACATTAGTAACTAAAGTATCCCAAGATCATCCTAACTTTGTTATATCAACGAGAGACAGTCTTGCTGGTGTATTCAAAATAGGGCAAACTGTTAGAGGATCAGCGTCAGGTGTAACTGGTCAGATTGGTTTTCGTAACTTAGATCTAGGTCAACTACATATTGAGAATATTCAGTTTGGTGAAAGTGAACAAGCAGGAAGTACTCCTAGATTTTTTAATGATGAAGTTGTTACATCTCAAGTTGGTTCTGAAGTACAATCGATAACATTATTTTCTGCAATCGATGAACCCAATTCCATAGATCATTTCTTAGATGGTGAGGGAAGACAAGCAGACATTAATCCTTTTGCAGAGCCTCCATCTGAACTGACCCCAGTGACCAAGTTAGAAAAGTATAGAAAAGTGAATGATAGTCTAAAAGCAATAAAGGTATTGACACCTAATGTTGTTACACAAATAGCTAATAGATTTCAACAAGAGTTGAGAAAATGAGTTTCATACACGTATCTCCATACCAATATGAGTTACAAAGTGTAAAAATAGAATCGGGAAGAACATCTGGTTTCTATGAAGTTGCATCTAGTGTAATGGAAATTAATTTGTATGAACATTTAGAAAAACCATACATCTCAGCTACTTTATTATTATTGGATGATGCAAATATATTTGAGAACATCGACTTTCTAGGAACAGAGAGAGTTGATATACAAATAAAAATTCCTGGGTCTAGTGAAATTATTAGACGACAGTTTGTTGTGAGAGAAATAGAAAATACAGAAAATCTTAGTGATCAGTCTCAAGTACTATTACTTTCTTTAGTTGATTCTGAATTTTATTTAAGTTCGTTGATAAATCTTCAGAAAAAATATCAAGGTAAACCTAACGAAATAATTACAAATTGTATAGTAGATAACTTTCCAGAAAAAAATTTATTAATGAGAGATGCTCCTATTCAAGCACCTATAAGATTCTTAGTACCTAATATGAATCCATTTCAAGTTATGATGGCTATGAGAGACAGATCAACAGATGCAATGGGTAGTCCTTTCTTTTTGTATCCATCATTAGCTGATCAAGATTTAAGATTCTTTAGTCTCCATGATATGTTAGACAGACCAGCGTTAAATAGTAGCACACAACCATATCGATATAGTCAAGTATTTGCTTCTAATGATCAATTAGCTCCAGCAGCATCTGCATATAATATTACTTCAATGGAATACAGAAAGAATGAAAATACTAATCAGTTGGTTCGTAATGGAGATGTAGGAGCTGTTTATCAGTATCATGATCCTATATCAAACTTGACTTCAGCATACAATCATAATATTAAATCAATATATCAAAAGCTCTATAGTGCATCATCTGTCATTGCACAAGCACCTTTGTACGATCATACAACTACTATTAATGGTAGACCACTTCATGATTACCTATCTAAAAATATAACAAACATTGCAGTGAGTAGAACATTTGAAGGTGTTAATAATTATCACGAAGACAATTCAGATGCATTCCATAGAGATAAGTCAGTTGGAAAAGCATTGAAGAATTTTCTAATGAAGAGCACAATAGATATTACTGTACCTGGCGGAAACTTTTTAACAAGTAAAGCCAACGTTACTATTGGTAACCAAATTACAATTCAAGCTCTTAAAAACTTTGTTCCAGATGGTAAGAATTCTGATTTGACTGATAAGAAGAAATCTGGTAATTATTTGATCTATGCAGCTAGACATACTTTCTCACAAGGTCAAAGATATGAAGTTTCACTGACAGCTGGTAAGCTAGGTAACCTTACTGGTACAACATATAAATCATTAAACGCTAGCCCAGGACTAAGAATATAATGGAAAATTATTCATTTTATGGAGACAACGTTCGTTGGTTTATTGGAACAGTTGTTAATCATCAGGATCCAGCACTGTTAAGAAGAGTCCAAGTACGAATTCATGGTATCCATCCTACTAGTCATATTGAATTACAAAATGCAGATCTGCCTTGGGCAACTGTGATGTCTCCAACAACATCTGGCGGGACTTCTGGTATTGGAAATGATCCTGCATTGTTACCTGGAGCTCAGGTTGTTGGAATCTTTATGGATGGTAAAATGAGTCAGTTACCATTAGTGTTAGGTTCAATACCACACATATGTGTTCCATCTGAACAACAAGAACTTGCATATCAAGAAGCACAAAGAAATAATCCAGTACAAATTGGATATGGTATTGGCCAAGTAGACCCAGCTCTGGCTCGAGCAGCAGGTTTGACGAGCAGTGCAACAAATGCAGCTGGTGGTTCTCATACTGCGTCACCTGCAATGAGTACAGCTGAGATAGAAAAAACAATTAGAACTGAAGCTGTTGCACGTAACATGGATCCTAATGTTGCTGTTAGAATATACAGAGCAGAAGGATATAGAGTTTATCAATCTCAGATTCCTAGATCAGGGTCTGGATCATTAGGTGGACTTGAAGCATCGTTTGGTCCGTATCAATTGTATACCGGAGGTGGTTTGGGTAACGATTATGAATCTTTAACTGGTAGAAAACTAAAAGATGATAACACAGTAGATGGAATAACTAATCAAATAAGATTTGCATTAGACAAAGCAGTAGAACAAGGTTGGACGCCATGGTATGGTAGAATACCAGCTAATGTGGGATCTAATGAAGGTTTTGATTATGGTGGAGAAAAATCTACTGTAGCGAGGAATTGGAAATGACAATATCATTAGCCAAAATTAATAGTGAACTGAGTACTGTAACTGGACGTGCTCCTGTTATTGATTTAAACAATGCAGCAAAAGAAGTTATAGATCAGAATACATCAAAAGAATTTTCTGTGTTAGGTCTTGAAGCTGGACAAAATGTTGTTGGGATAATTGGTCTTACTCAAGAAGTAGATGAAGGTTATGAAGCTGATGTCATTGAAGGTATTGGTTTAGTTGAAATGACAGGAGATGTACCAGGGCTTGAACCAGACTTAGT